TCTCTGACATTGAATTCTTTTATGTATAATTCATAGACTTCATCAGATGCCCATTTATCAATTCTAACTCTTTGTTTTAATAACCATTCAATATATGTTTCAATATCAGAAACATAAACACCTAAGATATAATTTGCAAATTTTACAAAAGCTAGATAATATTTACTAGTCATAAACTCATCATAAGTTTTTTCATTTTTCATATTTGTCGCTGTGATTCTCCAAAAATGCTGAAAACATCTAAATGCCAATTGTACATTTTTTTCATTTCTGTTATTCCATCTTCTCTTTGGTTCACATAAATGTGTTATTAGTGTTTTTTCACTACCAAACGACTTTTTACAAAATTTACATTCATAACTCATTTTATAACCTTTGTATATACTTCCTTAATTCTTTGTCTTGTACATCGTTGGGTATTTCATTCTTGTAAAATATTTTGTAACTATCACTTCCATACTTTCCTATGCCGTGCAAATCACTTGCTTCATCACCATTCCAGTCAAGAAACTCTTTGCTCATTCTTCTTAATCTTTTTGCTCTTACAGACCACATACCTAAAGGCTTTAACATTTCTTGTTGTTTTTTTAATCTACCACGTAGGTATGATTGCGGATCAGGATATCGTTTAAACAATTTTGGTAATACTTCTTTTACTTGTTTTCTATATGTAAGATTTAAACACATCACACCTACCATATGTTGCCATTTGCTTTTAACTTGTTGCTGTACCATTAGGTGTTCTTTCATCATTTAATTAAAACTTTAATCTCTTTGTCATCTAATCCTGCTGACTTGGCTAATTGCTTTATTTCTTTTTTATCTAATACCGACAACAACGTATCGATCTCATCATTTTTGTAATTTGGATAACAGCTCTGTACAAAGTCAAATAACTTTGTCTTCTTTCCTTTTCCTTTTGGTGCTTTAATCCAAGGATGAAATTGTTTTTGTCCTACTCCACATAAACAAAGCAATTTCCAAAATAATAGACTGTCGCCTTCGTGTTTTTGTACTGTACTGAAGTGTTTATTGCAAAATTCATTTACATTTTCAATATATGATTCTTTTAACATTTTAGTAGACTTAACACTTGATGCAAATCTCATTGCAAGATATGGAGAAAATCCTTTTTTATCTTCACTATCTAATTTCTCATACCAATCCTTGGTACCCATATCTAAATTATATAACATTTGGTTTAGATTTATAGTGGGTTTTGCCATTATAAAAAATCTCCTGTATCGATAATGTCTGGTATTTGATTTATTTCTTTTGCAAAAAATACACTAGGTGAATTTGGAGCATCTAGCAATGGTGCTGTAATAATATGTCCGTGTTTTAGTTTTGGAAAATACCATTTTACTTCTTGGAAAACATTTACAATTTTAATTTCATACGATTCAGTCATTCTTGCTGTTAATGGATTGATAACTAATGCTTCAAATCCTCTATCATTGATGCTAGTTAATGGAATCATTTCACACTGCCCTAGTTCTTTTTCAATTACCATTATACTCCAATCAATAGGCATCTGAACTGTATACGGACCTATTTCCATTACCATACTTGGAGCATTAAACGTCTCCATAAAGATCAACGGAATAAAGAAAAAATCAATATTCTGTCTGTTATTTGTGTCTAATACACAGTATTGTATATCATCAACTAGTTCTGGTACTTTGTCTAAATTATAAGACGTGTTGTTTGGTGTTAAAATTTTCATATAGTTACCTTGTTTATAGTATAAGGATAGTTTGCTTCCTTATAAAACTTTTTCCTTGTAGTTAAATGACGTTTAGAAAACTTGCAATTAGAAGTTATATCCCATATCTGAACGTGATCTTTATCTTTGGCTTTCCTAATACCTCTACCAATACTCTGTATTACCCTTACAAAGCTCTTTCCGGGCTCTACAAGTACTAAATTAAATATTCTTGGTAAGTTGATACCAACTGCCGCAACTCCATATGTAGCTATTAATACCTTGTATTGTTCTGTAGCAACTTCATTATATTCTTCTTGTCTTTCTTCCATTTTAGTTTTACCTTGTATGAAAACACTATCAGGAATTAATTCTTTTAAAGCTTCTCCTGTTTTAATTCTGTCAATCAATATAAGAGTATTTCCTCCGGATCGTATTTCTTCAACTAGATTACTAATAAATTGCATTCTGTTTTGATTTGATGTTAGATACGTTAGCTCTTCTTGATAATTTCTAAAACTTTGTAAGTCTTGTGTTTGTATCACATTAACGTGACATTGTGCCAACACACCTCTCTCTTGTAATTCACTAGCACTCAATGAACTAATCACTTGTCCTAATCCTGCTACTAAACTTGCTTTTTCAAATTCTTCTTTAGGTATTGTACCTGTTAATCCCCAACGCATAGGTACGCCTGCAAATGGTCCTGTTAATAATTGTTTTAGGACATCTGCTTTTGCCATATGTACTTCATCTACCATTACACATACTACATCATCTAAGAATTCATCTATTGGAAAGTCAGTGTCATCTTTCTTAGTTTTCTTATGTAAAACATTTAAACTTTGCCAAGTGCAAATTGTATGTTTACGATTTAATTCTTTTCTTTCTCCATAGTAAACACCCACATCAAGTCCTAAATTGATATAATCTTCTTCCGTTTGTGTTACTAAAGATTTGTTAGGAACAATTACTATTGTTCTACCATATGACTGACACAGTCTACTTAATGTTGCAGTAATAATTGTTTTACCAGCACCAGTGGCAATCTCTTGTAAGCATTGTGGATTAGAAATAAAGTCGTTAATAACTTTAACTTGATAATCACGCAATATAATTGGTTCTCCTTGCTGAGGATGTCCCTTAGGCCAATTAATATGACTTAGATGTTGATCGTCAACTTTATCAAAATTAAAACTATATTCTTTTCTGTCATCTTTGATTTCTATATCATATCCTTGCTGTTCTATTATGGGAAGAATCTTATCAATTAAATTAAGATAAGTTCTTCCACCTATGTCACAGAAACGCACAAAGCCATCCCATCTTCCTAGCTTGTAAGCTGGTAAATGATAAGCATAAGGAATAAAGTACTTTAGTTTATCTGAGACTTTACGTCTAGTGGAGACGTCTAGTCCTTCAATTCTAACATTGACTTCATCTTTGATATGTAATATTGCTTTTTGCATATTGTTATACTAACACAGTTTTTATTTTTTTGCAAATAATTCAGCATCATCTAACCCTGCTACACGCAATTTAACAATATTATTGATTTGAAATTGTTTAGCATCTATGGCTTTTAACAAACCTAAGAACTTATTACGCAATAAAGCGAATTCATTAATAATATTACTCATATTAACAACTTCATCTTCACCATCGATGTATTTTTCAACATCTCTACTGGTTAATGCTCTTTGGTAACTTTCTAAATATTTCCTATAGTTCTTACTACGTATCTTTCTTAATTGAATATTAAGAAATTCTAATATTGCTTCTATTTCTTGTAACTGATTAAATCGATGCTCAACTATTCCTGGAACTCTGGTAGCATTCTTTTCAATGTTACCAGCAAGACCACATTCAACTCTAGCTTCATCAAGCTCTTTCTCGTAAAAGTTAATGCAATCTACTATCTTTGATAGATCGCTTGAAACTTGACCATACCAACCTTGAGGCATTAGTAGTCCTCGTTTTCGGTATAGTCGCCATAAGATTCTTCATCATCACCATCGTCACCATAATAATCATTGATTGCGGCTTCTAGGTATTGATCTCCATCTTTAAGTTCTTCAAGCGATGCTTGGTCTAAATGTAATTCATCAATTAGGATAGCATAAGCTCTTGCGGCTTCGACCCTATCTTTTTGAGGAATGTACTCAACTAATTTCTGCCAAGCTTCAAGCAACATCATTGCCTCCTGTAGATTCTTCATCAGCTACGTCTCCTTTGGTTTTATTTACCAAGGGTGAATCTTGAAATTCAGCCATAACTAGTTCTAAATTGTCTCCAGTCCATTGTTTACGATAGT